GATCCGACATTTACAGTCACACCTTCGAAGTTAACAACCAGAGCACCAAGCTGTCCTTCAAACTTACCAGTGCCCTCTTGTAATCCGGTGATCTCCACATCGACTGTGTTTCGATCTTTGATTTTTAGCCACCCAAAAGAGCGCTTCTTCTCGTATGGAAAGTTATTAGGCTTGACGATTGCACCTTCAAAACCTTTGTTTCGGAATGTCTGGTAGTAGTGTTCAATCTCATCATGAGAGTTCACAATGTAACGGCGGGATAGCTTTACAACCTCTTTGAACTCCTCAATATTACCAAGCGTATCCACTCGCGCATCGTAAAACTTAAAAGCCATTTCAAGTCGATGTCTTCTTTGAGGGTAAAGATTCTTCATGTAGCCTGACCCATTAAGAAACTCGTCCAGAGTGAACATCTCAAAGGCGTGTAACTCAGCGGCAATTTCTGAATTTTCTTTTTTGTGGGTTTCACCAACAATCGTATTGAATTGATTGTCTTTGGAGATGATTTCACCATCTATTACAAAGCCCGAACTGGCTAAAGTAGAAAAGAAGGCGGCTCTATCTTTTAGTTTCTTGCACCACTTATAAAGTGATGTCCTGATTGCAGGGAAGTCATTAATAGGCTTCCCTGTTCTGGAAAGGAATTTGACGGTTGCCCCCGAAACGGTGAACTGAACCATCGCAAGGCACCGAACGCCATCCAATTTAATCTCTACGGAGGCTGGCCACTCTTTGATTCGCTTCTCTTCATATTTGTGGGAGAGCATTACATCAAAATAAGGAATCATATTTGGCGCAACTTTGTTAACAGTCTTGGCGCTGATGCCGGGCAGATCCTTTTTGATGATGGCAACAGAGACTTCGGCTTGCTCCTGACTACAGAAAGACAGATGCTCTTGTATCGCTTCAATAGCGGCTCTACCCGTAAGGCTTCTATCAGCCAATTTTTGCGCTAAATCGTAAATACTGCTGCCCCAAGCTGAACTATTCATAGGTGCGACATCGGAGTCAACACAGTCAAACTCAGGGATCTTCTTAATTCCATAGGTGACAAATGGATTGAGCGCCGCCTTCAGTAGCATCTCAGTTTCTATGCGGTGTTCCTTCATGTATTTGTGAAGCACCTCTTCACGCTTTTTGCCTGAAGCTTTCTTGAGTTCTTGAATTAAGTCGTATTCTGGAAAAGACATATTACCCCTCTTGTATCTCTTCAATTGATTGATCCATGAAGATGTGAACCTCCCCATTTGGGGAATCTGCTGCACCTAAAAACTTGTATCCAGCCTCTTCAAACATCTTGTCTGTATTTGCATCACAGGAGACCAGCAGGTTCGCCCAACCATCATTTCTGATTAGCGTCTCTTGGTGCTGCTCTAATGTTTTACTGATGTATTGTTTTGTCTTATCCAATGGCATGTTTTTCGGCTTCCGTGTTAAGGGCATCTTCGAAGGTTTTAACATCCAGTGAGGTATCTTCAGGCTTCTTCTTAGTTGTTTTGTAAGTAACTTTTGACTTATTACTAGAAGCCAAAGATTTACTGCCCAGACGGCCTCGCTTATAAGAGTCAGACTTCTTATCTACTTTGCCACTCTCTGTTTTGCTTGATGACTTGGCCGCTGTCGCTTCAAAGGGGTTCATCGCTTTTTTGAAGAAAAGAGGCTTACCCTCCTCCTCTTCTTTAGCCATCATCTTCACTGCAAGACAGGCATTACCATCAATCGCTTTAGAGCAGTCTTCAAAGCTGTCCAGGCGGCCTTCTTCTTTTGCCTTGATGATATGACTACAAATGAACAGTTTGCAGTTTCGCTTGGTCTTCTTGCATTCAAACTGATAGCCATTCTTCCACGATCTTGCCGTTTCAAACGAAATACCGCTTTCTTCGGTGCTCATGCGAACATCCCCCACTTGATTGAGTTAATCATTCTGACTGCTTTTTTGGGCGCTTTATTCTCTTCAGTCAAACCTTCTAATCCGCCTATCGATACCTTCTCTGAGAACACTGAAGCGATCTCAGAGTTGACACCAGAGATTGGCTTTGGCAGTGCTTCTCCGGCAAGCTGTATTGGGTTGATTTCATTGGAGAAGTCATGCTCAAGCAAGGGGGTGTCAAACAGCTTACCCCAGACACGTTGGATGGTGTCTTTGCCCATGCCTTTGTAGAGATGATTCTTTCTAAAATAAGTCAATCCACCAAAATTGATCATTGGTAATTGATCAAATATCGCAGTAATCCCTGATTTGCCTGCGATATTGATCTCGTCTCCACTTAGCTTTGATGCCCAACTTGTAGGAAGATAATGTGAACTATTAAAATCGCCATTTGTCATGACTCTCTTCGGGTCACTACCTAACACTTTTCTCAATAAATCAAAATTTTGAGTAATAAATTTCTCAATTTGCAGAGCAACTGACTCTTCGCCATGAGAGAGATTGATTTCATAGGTGTTGATGCAGTGAAGGCTACCAAGTCCCTTGCGGGATTTATTAATTTTGTGTCTGACAACATTGATTGTTAAATGCCTTCCACTGCTTGGATAAATAGTCATCCACACCTGCGTGAGTGGGTCTTCACCTTTATAAAGAGCTACACCTAGCGACTCATGAAACTTCCACAATCTTGATCTACTTTCATGTTTGATTTTATTGACGGACAAATCCGGCGAAAATGCTCTTAAATCCATCATATTTTGAAGTGACATTAAACTAATCTCCTATAACAATAATTCTAAATACTAACTTCCTGACACTGGGGACTCGATGTTCGGCAACTAAAACTCAGTAAGAATTCTCTTTTGAATTCTCAAGGCGTTTGCAGGGGTATAAAGGACAGCGGTGTAATATGCCTCTGCAATTTCATCGTGAGTTACTTCATTGGGATCGCAGCCTTTGGGAAGGAACGCAAGACGCGCTTTAAGGCCAATGCTTGCCAACAATTTGCAGGTATCCAAAGCGTCTCTCAGTGCTTTTTTCTCTGCGTCCCACATTAAGGTCACTTCTTTGAGACCTCGCTTCTTGAGCCGCAGTAACACGCTTAACTGGTCATCTCCATCTGACAACTGACTTAGGTTCTTACCAAATGATCCCAAAGGAATGATGTCTCTCAATTCCGAATGATCGTCTAAAGCCGCTTTAACTGAGATCACATCGAAGACCCCTTCATTGATAATCGCCCGAGTTTGATCAACGAAATTGTGAGCGTTGTAGAGGTATTGCCCGGTTGACGCGAATCCAGGTGGAAACAGATACTTTCGATCTGACGTTCCCGTGACATCCCGCCCCTGATAACTAACCAGCTTTCCTTCTTCATCGAAGATCGGAATAATCACTCTCTGAGAGTAATCCTGGTATTTCATTTCACCTTCGATGTCGTAGTAATAAAACACTCCGTCTTCACAGAACTTCAGGTGAAAGTAATTAGCCAGATCACCGGTCACACCTCGATCCTCAAGATATTCAAGGTTCTCACCGTCATCGGGCAGATCGACACACTTGGGCAACTCAAGATCAACAGAGAAATCGACCTTTTCAGACTCCAATTTCTTAGGCCGCCATCCAAGATCTCTCAAATACGCTTTGATGTGTTCGACAGTTTCATAGTCTTTCTCGAATCCCATCAGCGCTTTGATAAACTTGAATTTATTGAAGGTAGACATCGAACATGAGCCAGAAAAGCAGTTGCCTAGCCCTGTATCTCTGTTCATGTAGACCTTCCACTTCTTCTTGCCGCAAGCCGGGCATTCCCTGATATTGATCTGTTCACCGGAAGATCCACGAGTCAACTTGTAGTGGACGCCCTGAGTGGATAGATAGTCTTCCATATCCACCTCATCCAAAAGGTCTCTCAGTTCGCTACTGCCTCTTTTGCTTGTATGAACGCCCTTGAAACTCATTAGCTTTCAACTCCTAAGACTTTTGTGATCACCATCATCTTCGACAAGTCTTGCTTAACTCGAAGCGAGAAATCGCCTTCCTGGTTTCGAGAGGCAGCGAAATAAAGTCGAGCCTCATTCGCAGCCCGCTCTTCGTCTGTTTTGTTGATAGTGATAAGTAAGTCCACAATGCGAACCCGGTTGAAATCTTCCGCAACGTGTTCCATCTTCGCGGTCTTCTCTTTCGCGCCATCACGATTGGTTTGTGTTGCTGTTAACACAGCACAATTGAACACACCTGCAATTGCTCGAAGATCTACATAAATGGATTTGGAGTTTTGAATTGGATCGCCGTAGTTCACGCTGGGACGCATAATGTCGGCATAGTCGGTGATGACCATATCGAACAAAACACCCTTAGCCTTGTAGTTATTCAAGATTCGAGTTACATCGGCAGGAGACAATGTTCCAGTTGGGAATTCCATAATGATGAATTTCCCAGCTTTCTTACCTACATCTTTTACTCGCTCACACGCCTCTTCTGCCTTTTCAGCTAGATCAGACATGGAAGTTCTAGAGACATGGGCTTCAGCACGTTCACCAATGATCTCGTCACTTACTTCACACGAGAAATAAATGACGTTGTAACCCTGAATAGAAGCTCGGATACCAAAATCACCAAGTGACATCGACTTTCCTGACTTTGGTGGCCCCATAAAGGAAACTAGCTCTCGTCTTCCCCAGCCTTTGTGCTTAAGAACGGCATCTAAAGCTCTGATTCCTGTTGGTATTGAATCCGGTTCGATCTCGCCACTCTCAAGAGCAAGTCTTCGATCCTTACGCTGATCAGCCTTATCCCAGAAGTCGTATTCCCGTTCCATATCAGACAGGCCAACTTCCATTGCTTTCTGAACAGCTTCGAAGATCTTATCCATGTCGCCCTTTTCCAGGTAATCGATGGATTTGGTGATTGCCTGAGTCATTTCCTGGTTACGAGCAAATGTGGATACTTGCTCTGCCATGAAATCAACATCAGAAATATCTTCCTTGAAGATTCGACCGATAGACTCTTTCACCTCGTCCATCATGTCTTCTCGAATTGTCTTGCCAACCTCACCTTTTACTTTGGCAATTAAAATCTTGGAATCTGGAATCGTCCGATATGTTTTGTAGTGATTCAGAACAATATTAACTAAGGCTGCATCAGCCTGATTCTCAAAGTAATCAGGTTTAACAAGGCCGTCTGTTCTATTGTTGAACTCCAAGTCACGAATTGTCATTGCCGCAATTTTCTCTTGGAAGGCAATGTCAAAATCAAATTTCGCTACAGCAGTCACAATTACTTACCTCTTGCGTCCTGACAAAAGCTCGAAATTGCTGACTTCATAATGACCAATTCTTGATTTACGGAGGAATCCATAATGCAAACGGCATAGCGATCAATATCAAGGATTACTCCTGAGACCAGTCTTCCGTTTTTCTCGAATCTGACGGGGACGCCCTTTTCTTTCAGCTCAAGCAACTTCTTCTCGTGCATATCCAAAGAACGTTCTTTCTTAGGCTTAGACTTGCCCTGAGTATTTACATGACGACTTTTTGATTTTCGAGTAAGCGTTTTGCGTTCGCCACGATCTGAAAAATCTTGAGTGGTGTTCATAACTGAACTGTCTTGGGTTTGACTCATGCTTTTATCTCCTAAAATGTAAGTAGAAGCTTACTTACTTTTCTAATCAAATGGAAGGACTAAATTATTATCGTCCTCTACCGCTATCTTCAGTGCCTTATCTGATAAATCAACACCAAAAACAGAGGAAAGAAGGTTTGGACTTACCAGGCTGTTCTTAATTACTGTCATCGCAATAGCAAACTCTGGCATCCTGGTTTTTCTTACCTGCTCAACAACAAATCGAATGTGTTCGTTTTGCACCGGATCTTGTCTGTAAGACGTGTGCTTGTAGTAATCTTTATCTGAAAAGACTATTTGGCGTGACTTTTTCTGCTCCCACTCGTCTTTGATGTGAGGGAGCAAGTCTTTGTGATACAACTGTTGAGGTCGTAACAGATTCTTTCTTCCGCGAGCTTCGCACCATCCGTTCGCGGTGATCAGAAAGAAATCATAAGGACAGCCAATATCGTCTGCGTGTTGACGCGCAGTCCATAGGCCAATTTGCTCTTGTGGTGTTAACTCTGTGAAATCTTTAAATCGAGAGACTTTCTTTTCTTTGATCTTCTTAAAGCCGCAAGCTCCGTGAGCCATTCCCTGATCGACCGACTTTCTGATATACCATGAATACATCACCATGTAGTAATACATGAAGTGCATAGTGGCTTCGTAAGGGTGCATGATTTTGTAATCAAACCACTTAGAGCTGAATAAGCCGGACTCCTTTAAAAGAAGTTCGTGGTGAATAAAAAACGCACTTAGAATTTCGTAATCTTTGTCTGACTGATTAATGCCGATAGGTTCGTCAGGAAAAGGAACTCTATCACCAAAAGCAGCTTTGATTTCTTCAATCACTGCCATCTCCTAATAAATAACTACTTACTTACATTATTAGTATTTTTTTAAAGTTAGCAAGTGTTAAATATTAGGAGATGGGACTTCGGATCTACTTTTGACAAATTAAGGGTGATTAGATGATTTGACTTCCCTGTCTTTCTATCTTGGCTATAGAAATATAACCATAGACGCTACCCTCCTGAGCATTTATCTTAATGCCGCTCGTCTTCAGATTTGCTCCAGATACATTGTAAAAATACACCTGACTAGGAACAGCTAGTTCTGCATCCAGCGTCTTTGTAACGCCATCAACAGTGTATTCAGTAATTCTCGTTCCTGTGTCAGAACCTCTACTGGCAGTAATGCCTATGGTGTAAAGACCTGAATCAACCAAGGGCAAACCACTAAGATCGACATCCATTTGCTCTGTTGACGTGATGTATAAACTGTCCTTCAGGCATTCATCGTTAAACAAGGAGATGGTTTCGTTCCCAATGTCAGCAGTGTTCCCCCTGCCATTATTGTTGACAGAGTTAGCACCGCTTACGGTAACAGA